TATGCACCTTGGGCTGCTCAGGGTAATACTATATGGACTTGCGATATGCTAGATGGTACTTCTATGAATACAGCTACAGTAGTAACCGATATAGCTATTTTAACTACTTTTAGAACTACTAATAATGTCCCAGTAATGGTACAGCAGGTAGGTACTTTAATAAGTAATGACCCTAATAGTACTGCATTAAGTTCTGTATTAACTGCATTAAATACAGCTTCTGGCGGATCTATAGGATTTACGATATGGGAAAAAGTATCACAAAGTGCTACTTCCTATGGACCCTATGCCGCCAATGGTGTAGGTATTGATAGAACCGTTGATTCAACTCGACTGGCTATATGCTCAGCAAGATTTAATGATGCAAAAATAGCCGCAACATAAGGAAATAATATGCAATTAATTGATGAATGGAAGAAAGCATATAAGCTTTTAAGTGTACAGGCTATGGTATTAGCGGTAGCAATTCAAGGAGCATGGGTATCCATGCCTCCAGATGTTGTCGCAATGATTGATCCTAAGTATGTACATCTAGGTACTGCCGTACTATTAGTAATGGGTATTTTTGGTCGTCTAGTAGCACAGCCTGCGGTAATCTCTAATGAAAGCAAGTAAGCAATTAGTAGAACAGCTTATAGAGCCTTCCGAAGGATTTGAATCGGCACCTTATCTATGTCCTGCTAAAGTACCTAGTATTGGGTATGGTTCTACTAGATATGCAAACGGTACGCGAGTAACACTACAAGATCCGCATATTACTAAGACGCAGGCTACACAGCTAGTACTTGATACGCTTGGAGAGTATGAAGATGCGGTAAATCGATATGTTAAGGTAACCTTAACCCAAAATCAGTTTGACGCTCTTGTGGACTTCGCGTATAATGTAGGTATTGGCGCACTACAAAAAAGTACTCTACTACAAAAACTTAATAGTGGTGACTATACAGGTGCTTCAAACGAATTTGGTAAGTGGGTTCATGGTGGTGGAGCAGTATTGCCAGGCCTAGTAACTCGACGTAAGGCTGAAAAGACTTTATTCCTTAAGCCTTAAGATAAATATTCCATAAGGAATCACATGGCAAGTAATAGCGGTAAAAGAGCGCGTAAAGCTGTCCCTACTGAGGATAACTTCATTACTAATTCCGAATTTAAAGAAATCAGACCACTTAATTATATCCAGGAAACATATCTGGAAGCAATTAGGAATAATGAAATTATTTTTGGTATTGGTAGCGCTGGTACTGGTAAGACCTTTGTGGCAGCATCTTTTGCCTCTTCTCAGTTATTTCATAGGAAAGTAAGTAAAATTATTCTTACTCGCCCTAATGTAGAAACTGGACGAGGTCTGGGGTTCTTACCTGGTGACTTAGAGGAGAAATACGCCCCATACCTAGAACCTTTTGATTCTGTATTTAGCAGATCATTAGGTAAAGGATTTTATGAGTATGCTCTAAAAAATAAAGCAATTGAACCTAGACCGCTAGGCTTTATGCGGGGTACGACTTTTGATAATGCTATCGTTTTAGTGGATGAAGCACAAAATTGTACTAAGAAAGAAATTAAGATGTTACTATCACGTATTGGAAAGAATACTAAGATTATTCTTTCTGGTGATGATGATCAGTACGATATCCCAGATTCCGGATTACTAGATGCAGTGCAACGTTTAGAACATGTTGATGGTATCGAAGTAGTTAGATTTATTGAAAGCGATATTGTACGTAGTTCTATGTGTAAGAAAATCATTATGGCTTATAAGTCATAAATAAAAAGCCCCCTACAGAGTAATCTGTAGAGGGCTTTTTTACATCTTAAAAATTTACCAAATTTAAGTTGGTAAATTTTTATATTGACTTACCTATGCTTCCGTAATACAATATAAATTGGTGGAAAAATTAACCAAAAAATAATTGGTTAATCAAGTAGTGGCTTGACTAATAAAGTAGCTATCCCAGAAGATGGAATTATTTCAATAGTTAAGCCTAAAGGAGTAAGAGTAGCTGCCTACATAAATGATAAAGAAGTACCAGTACATCACGTTCATGTAAAAGCCGGAGATATAGTACACTTTGCATTAACCGGGGCCTCCAGAGACAAAAAGGTTGCCTTGGAATATGGCGGTACAACAAGTTATATAACAGTTGCGGCAGCGACTATTAAGGAAGGAAAAGATATGTCATCAGACGCAGTAAATTTATTCGCTACACCAGCAGCTAGAATGGGTGGGGCAATTGGTGGGGGCTTGGGAATAGGCTTATTGGGAGGTGTATTGGGAGGAGCATTAATGGGAAACAACAGTGGTGGTCTTTTCGGCCGATATAGGTATCGCCATTTGAAAATGTTAGTAAATAAATACCTGTAGTCATGAAAAATGTCCTGTCCATTAAAATAACGTATTATACATTATATAACAGAAGCAGGACATTTACAAGTACAAGTACAAAATTACCGCACTATCACTTCACTGGGCACGCGCCTGTCGCGCACTCGTCACCAATAATTTCATCAAATCCAGTTACATCATCTAGATTAACTGGTAGTAGCTTAGCGGCATACTCAAGATACGTATGCTCATCTACTACTTCCTGTGGTAAGTATAGATATCCAAGATCCTTAGCTGTCTTAGTAGGATCAGTACGATAGATAAAACTAACTCCTACATATACATCCCAATTATCTACTAGCCATTGTACGATACCTTCTACTTCAGAAGGATCATAACTAATAGTAACGGAAGTATTTTGCTGTGTCCAGGAGGTCTGAATAAGTTTATACTTCTCTAGTTGGTTAATAGCGGAATCAATATTAACTTCCTTTCCATTAACCTTCTGAAATGGAACGTCATCCCAACGTACAGGGAATGTTACTAGAACACCAGATTCATCAGTAGGGTGATTAATAACATTATAGTTAGCTGCACGCAGCTTATCAACAACAGGGTCATATTTGCTAAACTGTACATTATTAAAGATAAACTTACCTAAAGGCTTATGAATACCTTCGGTAGTATCCATAATCTTACTTAATGTACCACTAGGCTTAACACAAGTAACGTTCTTAGGACGTGGAAGACCTAGATCATCCGCCATACTAATAGCAGCACTAGTAGCGGTACGCTTTAGATACTCATAATCGTATCCTGTCATATCAGGACGCTTAGCAATACCTGTAAGCCCTACTCCGCAAAGTCGTAGGAAGTAATTGTTAAGGTGCCACGACTCTTGCAGAATACCATCTCTGAGGTTAACGCAGGTTTGTCTATAGTTTGCTCTTGCAGCAAGTCTAATAGCCTCATGAAGTCCGGCTGTATTGCCCTTAAACTTTCCAATATCTGTTTCCGTAAGGTTACAAAAAGACTTGTTTCCTAACAGAATTTCAACACAGGGATTACATCCTGCGAACCATGGAGCGCGGCGTAAAGCTTCAACAGCATTAATAAACCCTGGTTCTGAACCTCCTGCTTCTTGCATGAGGGCAAAGATAGCGGATAGTTCCACGACAGTTGGCTTCTTTCGAAATACCAAACTATTGTTTGATTGCTGTCTATGCGACTTGTCATGCAACCACCAATCCTTTTTAGCAACAGCAAATTCTTCCCACTCTGGCTGGTCGTACTCGAATAGAGCAATTTCAGCACTACGACGACTAGATAAAATAGTACCTAGTAAGTTAACAATGTCCAGAATATCCATTCTGGTAAGTAAACTATCTGCACGTCCATTAAGAATATTAGCAATACGTACGTAAGCATCACTAATTGCCTGGTCACCAGAACTAATCCAACCATATCCTTTCAGACGATCCCCAGCTGGACGAAGTTCTGAGAAATCTAGAACTAGAGTAGTGGCAGGATACTTACCTGCAAGTAGCTTACCAATAGACTTAGCCCAAGCTTCAGCAGAGTCGCCTACACTAATAGTCCATGTTTTAGTTTCAGGATTCCATGTCTCTAAATTATCTTCTCTCCCACCCTTAGTAGTACGTGTAGAGCGTACTACTTTGATATTGCGAATTGGCTTACTGAATCCGTTTAGAGTACCAACAATTGGTTTAAATCCTACACCACATCCTTGTAGTAGAAGCCATAGAATGTCTACCATATCGTATACGGTTTCGACATTAGTGAAGCTACAATTAAACTGTGATGCCTCGCGAGTTTGCGCTACTGTAGTACCTCCCAACCATAAGGAGCGTCCACTCATCAGAACCTTACGATCTAGCATTAACTGCTCTAGATCATATAGTTCAGAGAACTCGATATCATTAAGTTCTCTACCTAATGCACGTTCCCAT